ACGCGCGCATATACAAAGGTTACATAGACTATTCATGATATGAATGTGCACTATATAGTTTGCATTATATACATGGGCTGATCATTCGCTATAATGGGCGCATCAAGACAAACATTAAACAACTGAGGTAATACAGCATGAAACTAAGATTAATCGGTAGCAACCAGACAGAGTTAGACCTAGGATTCGCTCAGGTATTCTTCAGCTACGAGACACCAGTGGCCGCTAGAATAACGGACGGCTCATTAATTAGAACTGAGCAGAAATACAGCGTAACAACGTCTAAGCATATCAACCGATGGCTTGATGGCTGTGAGCACACTTTAGTACCACAACAACGCATAGACTGGCTATTAACGTCTGCTAGTGAATGTAACCCTGACTTTGATGAGGTGATAGCATGAATATTGAGCACGTTTTAACGGTAAATGATTTTCCAAGATGGGCGCTTAGTGCATTAATTAACGATGATTATTCAGGCATCTACGATGACGATGACATCCTAGACTTTGATAAATTTTTGGAGCATTTCGCAAGCGTTGCTCACTGGGAAGTTGACATGAATAGCCTAGAAGATAGCAATTTTAATAGGTACCCTGCTTTTGGTTTAGCTACGGATTGCTGTACCGTTAAAGGGTACGCATTGCAGGAGGTGACAGCATGAATAAGCATGACCAACTAGGCGATCAATTACAGGCGTTTTATATAGACTATGTGAACAACTACCTAACAGTGGCTTGCATAGCAGAGCATAACGGCTTAACGGAAAACCACGCGGCTACATTGATTGAGATGGGGCGCAAAATTCATAATATCCGCGTTGATGCGTGGGAGTATTGCCAGAAGGAGGTTACACAATGATAAACTGCAAAGAATACAGCGACAACGAACTAGCGTTACACGTACTCAACGATGAGTATTTTATGTCAGAGATAGAGCATCAAGAGTATTTATTGGCCTTAGTCGCTGAAGAATTTCAATATACTCCTGTACAATTTGACGTACTAATCAAAGCACTAGCAGAGATAGAGCATTGAGCAGTAAGCACCACAAAGCCTTTAATTTACATTCTAAGGCTTTCTAGTGTTTATTGGTAGGGTAGCATAGCCTAACCCATGAAATAGGCTTAGAATGGATTATATGAGGTTTTAAAGCATGAATAAGTTAAAGCGTATGATTTTTGAGACTAACCTAGCGGCCTATGTCGTGTTGATTTGGGTAGGTGTAACTATTGGCTATATGTTAGCCACAAACTTATCATAGGGGAGATACTGGGATGAATAATAGTAGAGAACCAGAAAGTGATTTTTGGTCATGGTTAGGCGTGATAGTTTTGTTGGGAGTCTATATAATGGCTAGTACGCTGGAATTTTTTAGCTTAATTCCTTGATTTATAACTTGTTATAACTACTGAGGTGATTTATGAAGATTGACGGATTGACACAAAAAGAGATAGTAGCGGCACAATTTGGCGCACTATCCCGATTAGGGGATGAGAGAACCTATGCCCAAAACTTGGTCTATGATAAGGTAAGGAGGGAGCATTTAAGCAATGTCCATATGGAGGGCTTAGAGAGTGTCTATGCTTGCAGACCTTTCACAGATCATTCTAAACAGGTTATGCGCGATAAGGCAATTTCGTTTATGTCTACTGTTTATGGGGTGGAGTTATGAAAACAAATGACCTGTACGAACACAGCGAGTTTACGCGCTGGCTTTCACAAATGCCTGAGAATGTAGCGTGTAATTACCGCGAGGAAATGGTTGATCTACATGGTACGCGAGTTGAGATCATATTTTATATACCAGATGAGGAGGTTACACAATGAGTTTATTTAAAGCGTATAAAGGCCACAGGAAATTAGCAAAACAAGTATCCGATATAATAACTTCGAGCGGTGACTACTATCCTATCGAGGAACTTATATGCGAAATTCCCACAGATCAGTTGTCGGAATGGTTAGCTAAAAACGGCATAGAACCTGTGGCAGAGATGCCGCAGGAAATCAAAGGCGTAATTGATGAGGTGACAGCATGAATATTAATCAAATAGCTTATGAAAATGGTAATCATTGGGTATTCAAGAAAGATCAAGGCCATTATGAAATATACAAAACTGGCATAACTCACAGCACTAGATGCGGCATAGTTCATTACAGCGATAAACCGCTTTACGCCCTAGAAAGGGCAATCATTGAATGCGATAAAAGAGAGGTGGAGTTATGAACTGGCGAATAGGTAAAAATACGCTGTCAATAGAACCGCGCAACGGTACTGGTATTGATATAGAGTTCGTGGATTCTAGGGCAGTATGGACGGTTAGTGATAATGACCCTGATTCTTTACAGGCTATGCCCTTTAGTGGTACAATAATACTGTTACCGCTACTGGTCATATCCTTTGGCTATGTCTATAAGGTGGAGGAAATTGATAATGAGTAGGATAAAGGAACGCTTGATCGGGTATGAGGGAGGCAACGACAACGATGTTAGACCGATTACCCGATTGATTGATGAGATGGTTGATTATGAAATGTTAGCCATGACATTACAGGAGGCGCACCAACGCGCAGAGGATAGCGTTAGGGCTTACTACAATACCCTGACAGCCAAAGAGTTTTTAGACCAACATAAGAGGGCTTTTAGCCATGAGTAGATGCAAAGCGTGTGACGTTATAATGAATGAGTTTGAGATGAGAAGGATTGACAGAGCGACAGGGGACTACTCAGAGTTATGCTCAGACTGCCTGTCAGCATCCAATGAGGCAACAAGGGATATAGACAGCCCTATGCACACGATTCTTGATGATATTGTTTCCCATGATTTAATGGTTGAGCGTAGTGCTATCGTCATACCAACGGCACTGAGATTAGCCCAAGCACCAACAGGAGAAAGTGATGAGTAATACATCTAAAATCTTTGCTGTGTTACTTAAAATCTTTGCTGTGCTAGCTTGGTTTTCCATACTAGCAGTTATGCTTTCAATTCTTACTGATAATAATAAGGAAAAAAAGTGTATTGACGGGACGGTTCACTCATTAAAAGATAATAGTTATTGGCTAGCAAGTAACAATGCTTGTAAGCCTTTAACGATAGAAGAGAGGAGAAAGTAATGATGAGTAGATTAATAGACACGATGAACGCTGACGAACTAAGCGACTATTTGGACGACATTGCGGCCACCCAAGATTGGCAGCCATACGTTAGTGACGCAGAGGTGAGACAAAAACTAGAACGACTATTCAGCACAAGACCGCACTGGTTTAAGTATATTTCCTTTGGTGAGGATTGTGATTAAGTTTTTTACATAACAGGAGAGTAGAAACGTCCCCCATTACCCATAAGGAGTCTAGTATTCATTTGATGAATAATGGGTATAACTTTGAATGATTGAGGTTATGCCCTAATTCATGTTATACTATACTTATGTATTAAAGGAAAATATTTTAATATATAATTATAGTATTAACCAAACGATTCTTAAGTTATAACAAGTTACAAAAGTTATACATAAGGGTCATTCACTAAGCTAGAGAAAAAGAGGTAGTAACTATGGCAGTATTAGAAGGTCTATTAGCGTTTGAAAACTTGGACGAGCATGAGATGTATCAGGGTCAGTCAACTGGTAAGTATTCAGTTGTCCTAACCTTGGATGAGTCAACCGCTGACGAGTTGGAAGGCAAAGGTGTTAAGTTGCGTGAGTATGAGGGCGCAAAGCAACGGAAGTTCTCAACTAAGTACAGTGTGCCTGTGCTTGATGCTGATGGTGGTGCTTTTAAAGGTCGCATTGGCAGAGGGTCTAAGGTTCGTGTACTATGGGCAGAAGGTCAGCCCCATCCTGTACATGGGATGTCTACCTACCTTAATAAGATCAAGGTCTTAGAGGTAGCGGAAGATACTGGTGGAGAGGACTTCTAAATGACATCCTCGTTTGTCCGACATGAGCCATGCCCTAAGTGTGGCTCAAAGGATAACTTGGCGAGGTACTCCGATGGTCACGCCACCTGTTTTTCAGGTGGTTGTGGCTACTACGAGAAAGGTAACGGTCAGGTTATAGAACAAGCAACACAACGAAAAGCGAGGCATTTGGAAATGACAGGAACAGTAGCGGCAATCCCTGACAGGAGAATAAGCCAAGAGGTGGCTAAGAAGTACGGAGTCACCGTTGAGTTTGCCCCTGATGGGAAGGTCAGTAAACATCATTACCCATACCACGACAAGGACTCAGGTGCAGTGTTAGGCACTAAGGTACGCATCGTGGACAACAAGAACTTTTATGCTACAGGAGAATTTAATAATGTTGGGTTGTTCGGTCAACAGGCTTTCAAGGGTGGCGGTAAATACATTACGGTCACAGAGGGCGAGGCAGACGCACTTGCAGTTCACGAAATGTTTGACGGAAAATGGCCTGTTGTCTCCATTAGAAGTGGCTCAAATGGAGCATCAAAAGACATTAAAGAAAACCTTGAGTGGTTAGAGTCCTTTGAGAACGTAGTCATTTGTTTTGACGCAGATAAAGCAGGGCAGTTAGCGGCTAAGTCAGTCCTTGATTTGTTCACCCCTAACAAGGCAAAGAATGTCGTATTGTCCATGAAGGACGCAGGGGATATGCTCAAGGCTAACAAGGTCACTGCTTTTGTTCGTGAGTGGTGGAACGCTAAGTCATATCAGCCTGATGGAATCATTGCAGGTAATGAGACTTGGGATTTAATCATCAAGCAATCCGATGTTAAGTCCATACCCTATCCTTGGGCTTGTCTGAATGAGTACACCTACGGATTCCGTCCGCGTGAGTTAGTCACAATCACTAGCGGTAGTGGCATGGGTAAGTCTCAAATGGTACGTGAGTTAGAGCATTACCTGTTAGGTGCTACGGAGGACAACATAGGCATCCTAGCGTTGGAGGAGGACATACCTAAGACAGCATTAGGCATCATGTCCATTGAAGCTGAGAAGCAACTACATCTTAACCAAACTATCTCTGAGGAAGAGAAGAAGAGTTATTGGGATAAGACGTTAGGCTCTGGGCGTATCTATATGTTTGATCACTGGGGTTCTACTAATGAGGACAACCTACTTGGGCGCATACGTTATATGGCTAAAGGGTTGGACTGTAAGTGGATCATCCTTGACCACCTAAGTATCGTAGTTAGTGATCAAGACAATGGTGACGAGCGTAAAGCCATCGACAGTATTATGACTAACCTTAGAAAGCTAGTTCAGGAGACAGGTGTAGGGCTATTCCTAGTATCACACTTGCGTAGACCTAGCGGCTCAAAGGCGCATGAAGATGGCGGTAAGATTAGTTTGGGAGAACTCAGAGGTTCAGCGGCTATTGCACAGCTAAGTGATATGGTCATTGGACTTGAACGAGATCAGCAACACGCTGACCCTGAGACACGGAACACCACAACAGTTCGTGTACTCAAGAACAGATTTGTTGGACTCACTGGTGCGGCTTGTTATCTTTACTATGATAAAGAGACAGGTCGGATGATTGAAACTAGTTGCCCTATGGGTGAAGAATCGGAGTTTTAATTATGGCAGAATTGACGTTAGAATTAGTAAACAAGTTGTTTAGATATGATAAGGAAACTGGTGATCTTATTCGTAAAGTTACTGTTAGTCCTACAGGGAAAGCAGGAAACAAAGCAGGTTCGCTATACGAAACAGGTTATTTACGCACCTGTATTGAAGGACGTATGTATCGTAACCACCGCATAATCTTTTTAATGCACAACGGCTACCTTCCTGCTTGTTTGGATCATATTGACACCAACAAGAGTAACAACCTTATAGAAAACTTGAGACCTGCTACTCCATCACAGAACCAACATAACCGAAGGCTTCAGAGTAACAACACATCAGGTGTGAAAGGTGTTATTTGGAATGTTAAAAAGAAAAAGTGGCAAGCGCAGGTAAAAACCAAAGGTCATCAACAACATTTAGGCTATTTCGAAAATATACTTGAAGCTGAGACAGTAGTTCGTGAAGCACGAGAGCAACTACATGGCGCGTTTGTGAATCACGGAGTGTGTGAGGAGTTTTAATTATGAAACAGTTTGTACTTGACATTGAAGCCAACGGGCTTGACCCTGATACCGTGTGGTGTATTGTTGTGCGACAGCTAGGAGGACACGATGATTCCCTTACTTGGTCAGGAGATAGACTACCTGAATTTATAACTTGGTTACAACTTCAGGACGAGTGCGAACTAATTGGTCACAACCTTATAGGGTATGACATACCTGTACTGGAGAAACTACTAGCGGTAGACTTTAGCAAGTGTAAAATAACTGACACACTGGTAATGTCCCGATTAGCTAATCCGTCAAGAGAGGGTGGTCATTCCTTAGATAACTGGGGTACTATACTTAATTGCCCTAAAGGAGATCATAATGTTTGGGATGTTTTTTCGTATGATATGTTGGAGTATTGCATACAGGACGTTAGAGTTAATGCGTTGGTGTACAAGAGATTGCTTTCTGAACTTAGAGGTTTTGAGCCTGAGAGCATTAATCTTGAGCATCAAGTACAAAGCATTGTTACTCAGCAGATTAAACAGGGATGGCTTTTAGACCAAGAGAAAGCTTATCATTTATTGGCTACATTAAAGGAGAAAAAGAATGACCTTGAAGACGAAGTGCATGAGGTTTTTAAACCATTGCCAACATTTGTCAAAGAGATTACACCTAAGATTAAGAAGGACGGTACGCTCTCTGTTGTTGGACTTAAGTTCCTTGGTGAACAATGGGAGACAGCGGTAGCACCCTTTAGTCGCATAGATTTCCCTGTGTTTAATCTAGGGTCACGACAGCAGATAGGCAGACACCTTCAGTATTATGGGTGGAAGCCTAAGCAATTCACTGAGACAGGACAGGCCATCGTTGATGAGGCAGTGCTAGGTACAGTGAAGGGCATACCACAGGCCGCTTTGATAGCTGAGTATCTTATGATACAGAAGCGTGTGGCTCAGGTACAGAGTTGGCTAGAGGCTGTTAAGGACGATGGAAGAGTACATGGGTATGTCAACGCTAACGGTGCAGTGACAGGACGTATGACTCATTCAAGTCCCAACATGGGTCAAGTACCTGCGGTTTACTCACCGTATGGTAAGCAGTGCAGGGACGTATGGACAGTACCAGAAGGTTACAAACTTGTAGGTATGGACGCAAGCGGTCTTGAGTTACGGATGCTTGCACATTACATGAATGACGAGGACTATACAAATGAAATTCTCACAGGAGACATTCACACGGCAAATCAGTTGGCTAGCGGCCTTGAAACTAGAGATCAAGCAAAGACTTTCATATACGCTTTCCTTTATGGTGCAGGAGATGCCAAGATCGGAAGTATCGTTGGAGGAACTGCAAAGGATGGTAAACGACTTAAGGAAAAATTCCTTGGAAATACGCCATCTCTTGGAAGACTACGAGAGCGAGTTGGAGTGGCATCTGGAAGAGGCTATGTTCTTGGCTTGGATGGGCGAAGGGTCTATGTACGGTCACAACACGCGGCACTGAATACTTTGTTGCAATCCGCAGGGGCTATTGTTATGAAGAAAGCCTTATGTTTGTTGGATGAATATGCAACTAAGTGGAACATTAACTATAACTTTATAGGAAACATACACGATGAAATCCAGACAGAGGTTAGAGAAGAGAAATCAGAGGTTTTCGGAAGACTTGCAACCAGTTGTGTCGAAGCCGCAGGACTCCACTACAAACTCAACTGCCCTCTCGCAGGGGAATTTAAAGTTGGAGATAGTTGGGCAGACACCCACTAAAGAAAGTTGTAACACCTGTGGTGTAGAACTTACAGATGACAACTGGAATAGTTCTTGGAGAAAACTCAATAGAACACAATGCAAAGATTGTAACAACCCTAACCGAAAAAAATATAGTCCACGTATCAACCGTGAACGTATGTATGTTAATGGTAAATATATACCTAAGTTACACCCCCTGTACAAAGCAGGGAGATACAAAGGGTTTGAGGAAGCGGCCTTTAGTTCCTTGGAAAACTACAAGGAGAGTGCGGAAGGTGAGGTATACATTATCACCAACAAAGCTTGGGATGGTTGGGTCAAGGTAGGCATGGCTGTGGATGCGGAGGACAGGCTAAAAAACTATCAAACCTCTTCCCCTTTCAGAGATTATGTGTTATACTATAGTTATAAGACTGATGATAGACGTAAGGCTGAATCAGAAGCCCACTCAAGATTAGAGCAGTTGTTTGAAAGGAATAACGAGTGGTTCAAATGTACACCACAGGAAGCCAAAGGGGTTTTACATGAACAACAACAACAAGACAACGGATAACTTGGTGCAAGACATCTACGATCTAATGGTTAGTAAGGACGCTGACCCATCCGTAGACGTTGAGGCAGAGATAGATAAGTTCGGTGAAGGTGTTAAGGCTCTTATGCGTACAGAGTTTGGACAGGAGAAGCGTAAGGATAACCGCAAGCTACGCCTGTCTAACATTGGACGCACTGATCGCTACCTTTGGAATCACTTTAATGGAACTGAGGGTGAGGACATTCTGCCCCATACGTATGTAAAGTTTATGTACGGTCACTTGATTGAGGAGATGTTGTTATTCCTTACTCGTATGGCAGGACACTCAGTTACCGATGAGCAGAAGGTGTGTAAGGTAAACGACATTGTAGGTCACATGGACTGTAAGATTGACGGTGTTGTTACTGATGTTAAGTCTGCCAGTAGCTATGGGTTTAAGAAGTTCAAGGATGCTACTTTAGTTAATGATGATTCTTTTGGTTACATAGATCAGATCAAAGCTTATGCTAAGTCTGAAGGAGAACGTCAAGTAGGTTGGCTAACGATGGATAAAGCCAATGGGCATTTAACTTATCTTAAGTATGACTTAGATAACACTGACAACGATAAGCTTAAGGAAGACATTGGGGATCGTGTTGATCACATCAAAGCTTTAGTTTTAGGTAATGAGCCAGAGGAGTATTGTCACAAGCCAGTACCTGATGGTAAGTCAGGCAACATGAAGTTAGCTGTAGGTTGCTCCTACTGTCAGTTTAAAAAACATTGCTACCCAGACTTAAGAGTATTTAACTATTCCTACGCTCCTAAGTTTCTCTGTAAGGTAGTTAAGGAACCTAACGTACAGGAGATCATACTAGATGAAGAAGGTTTTTAGATCGGGACTTGAGTCTGCTCTTTATGATCAACTTAATAAAGAGTTTAAGTATGAGCCGTACAAGCTACCTTACATCATACGTAAGAATTATCTTCCAGACTTTGTACATGAAAGCAAGAAGATATTGATTGAGGCTAAGGGTTACTTTAGAGTAGGGGACACACAGAAGTACACATCCATAAGAGATTCTATCGGAGATTGGGAGTTAGTATTTGTGTTGTCAGACCCTAACAAAAAAGTAAGGAAGGGTAACAAGATAACTATGGGGCAGTGGTGTGATAAAGAAGGTTTTGCTCACTTCACTGTGAAGACAACTAAAGAGTTACTGAAGTATGTGAGGAATAAAAATGTCACTAACACTTGAGGAATTAAAGGAAGAAGTAATCAGGGAGTATGATGTTGTTCTATTGTGTGAAGTGTTGGACATAACCCCTGAAGATATTTTAGATGCTTTTGAAGATCGTTTAATTATTAATAGAGATAAATTCACAGAGGATGATGATTATGAGACTGAATGACGCGACACCTGCTGATTGGGACAGAGTGGCTAGGGAAATACCTGCGATAGACCCTAATGATAGTGTGACATTAAAGCCTTATACTGACATGGCAATGGAGGAGGCTCACGATATAATCAACAAACCAAAGCACTATAACACTGGCAACATTGAATGTATTGAAGCCATTGAAGAGTCCATGTCCTCAGTAGCATTCAAGGGCTATCTCAAGGGTAACTGTATGAAATACCTTTGGCGCTACGACTATAAGGGCAAGCAGGTAGAGGACTTAAATAAAGCTAAGTGGTACTTAAACAAACTAACCATCATGGTTTCTAAGGAGAATAATTAATGGAACAGTATCAGTCTTTTATACACAAGTCTCGCTATGCTCGTTGGCTGTCCGATGAAAACCGTAGAGAGACTTGGGAGGAAACAGTACAGCGTTATGTGGACTTCTGGGTAGGTCGTAAGCAGATAGACAAGAGAACAGCCACTAGGCTTTATGATGCTATCCACGCTTTGGAAGTTATGCCCAGTATGCGATGCTTAATGACCGCAGGTACAGCCTTAGAGAAGGACAATGTAGCAGGGTTTAACTGTAGTTATCTGCACATAGACTCACCTCGTAGCTTTGATGAGTTGATGTATGTCCTTATGTGTGGCACTGGTGTAGGCTTTAGTGTTGAACGTAACTTCATCAACAAACTACCTGTGGTTGCTGAGTCCTTTCACCCTACTGACACAACCATTGTTGTAGCTGATAGTAAGATAGGTTGGGCATCTGCATTCCGTGAGTTGATAGCGATGTTGTACGCAGGGAAGATACCTAAGTGGGACACAACTAAGGTACGTCCATCGGGCGCACGTTTGAAAACCTTTGGTGGACGAGCGTCAGGCGCTGAACCCCTTGAGGATTTATTTCACTTCTGCGTAGGTGTGTTCTCTAAGGCTCAAGGACGTAAGCTGACATCCATTGAGTGCCATGACATCTGCTGTAAGATAGCTGACATTGTAGTAGTCGGGGGTGTGCGTAGGTCTGCTTTGATTAGCCTGTCTAACCTGTCCGACCCACGTATGGCTAAGGCTAAGTCAGGGGATTGGTGGAGACACGAAGGGCATCGTAGGTTAGCTAACAATAGCGTAGCGTACACAGAGAAGCCTGACTTTGAGTCCTACTTATCTGAGATGCAGACCATGTATGAATCCAAGGCAGGTGAGCGAGGTATCTTTAGTAGAGTTGCGGCACAGAAGATAGCCGCTAGGAATGGACGTAGAGACCCTGAGCAGGACTTTGGTACTAACCCATGCAGTGAGATCATATTACGTAGCAATCAGTTCTGTAATCTATCTGAGGTGGTTGTACGTGCTGATGATACAGTGGAAAGCCTTAAGAAGAAAGTTGAAATAGCTACGATCATTGGCACACTACAGTCTACCTTGACGGACTTCAGATACCTGAGAAACATTTGGAAAAAGAATACTGAGGAAGAGGCTTTGTTAGGTGTCAGCTTAACAGGCATCATGGACAACAAGCTGTTGAACCAACAAACGGAGACCATTGCAGATGATTTGGGAATACTTAGAAGAGTTGCTGTTGACACGAATAAAAAGTGGGCTGAAAAGCTTGGCGTTAATCACTCTACAGCTATTACTTGTGTTAAACCAAGCGGTACTGTATCTCAGCTTGTTGATTCTGCCTCTGGTATTCACCCTCGTTTCTCTCCTAACTATATCAGAAGAGTACGTTCGGATAAAAAAGACCCACTTGCAATCTTTATGGAAGCGGCAGGTTTCCCAGTAGAACAAGATATAATGTCTAAAGAATCGGTGGTATTTAGTTTCCCTGTGAAATCCCCTGAAGGTTCTGTAACTGTCAACCAAGTAGGTGCAATGGAACAGTTAAAACTTTGGAAGGTTTATCAAGATCACTGGTGTGAGCATAAGCCAAGTATCACTGTTTATTATACAGATGATGAGTTCCTTGAAGTTGCTCAGTGGATTTGGGAAAACTTTGATACCGTTAGTGGTATTAGTTTGTTGCCAGTAACTGATCATGTGTATCAGCAAGCCCCTTATGAGGACATTAGCACTGAGAAGTATGATGAGTTAGTAGCACTAATGCCAGTTGGTATTGATTGGTCAAACTTAGAATACTTTGAGAAGGAAGACAACACTACAGGTTCTCAAGAGTTAGCGTGTACTGGAGGAGCGTGTGAGATAGTGTAGAGTTATAACAAGTTATAAAACTAAAGCCCTTTAGGTTTCCCTAGAGGGCTTTTTTTATTCTTCTCTGGTAAGCATTCCAACACCTGCTCTAGGAAAAGATTTAATGACATCAACAGCTTGCATACCTGTCATAGGTATTTCTTGTTTTAACCCTCTCTGAGCCGATTGTTGAAGTCCTGTCTGACCTGCTAAAAACTTTTGGGCAGAGGGACTAGCTAAACCTTTAGCAGTTGCTACAGTCCCTATAATACCACTCATACCTGCTCCTGCTCCTGCCAACCCTCCTCCTGTAGCTAAACCAGTAGCCCCTGTAAAAGACCCTATAATACCTGAAGCCGCCATTTGATGAAACCACGTAGGAGTTTCTGGTGTTCTTAAACGAGATATGTCGTCTAACTCTTTCTTACTAGACTCAATAACATCAGTTAGCTCGTCTTTTCTCTTAAAGTTTCTTGCTATTCTTTCAGCAAATTCTGGATTATTACGTAAATTTCTTTCAAGACTAGCTGTTTGTTTTAATATAGCAGATTTCTCAGCGATTGCTTTGTTTCTAACTCTTTTTATTTCGTTTGCTCTTCTAACTGCTAACTTTTTAGAAAGAGCATTAGCACTAGTTACAACAGCTTCTTCTTGCTTTGCAGTTAAAGCGGCTATCTGCTCCGCTTCTGCTCTTAGCGGCCCTTCTCCTCTTCTGGCTTGTCTTGGAGAGTTGCTTTTAATTGATGTTATCCACTCATCAGGAGTAAATCTACCTTGTCTCCCTGCTTTTGTAGAAGCTTTAGTTACTGCGTTTCTAAGAACAGATTGTGATGCCCAACCAGATAAATCAGCTTCAAAGGAAGCCAACCTCTTACCACTTAATTGCTTTTTCATGTTCTCATCTATAACATTTTGTATCTCTCTATAGAGACCTTTCATTAAAACAGCTTGCCCACCTTCGTCAGACATTTTAGAAGCCGCCATACCAAAAGAGTTTCTAATTGCTGATAAATCTTCTCCTTTAACTCTACCTGTCTTAGGATTTCTTTTTGCAGATAAAGTTGATAAACCGTCTTCAAGCAAAGAGCGAACACTAGACTTTCCTGCTAATAAAGAAAGCGTAGTGTCCTCTGCTACTCTTTTTTCTATTTGAATAAGCAACTCTTGTGGCTTCATCCTAAAGGAAATATCTTTAATAGACCTGAAGCCTTCTTTTTGCCAGAGTTTTTCAAGGCGATGCATAGCTACGTTAGGAGTAGGAGACTCTAACACGTTTGAAACGTCTAACTTCTTAATCCCAACAGGTAGAGAGCTTTCAAAAGCCGCTAAACGTAACATATCATTGTTATTTTCTACGTTTCTTTTTAACTGCTCTGTTTTACGAGAAATAATATCTCCTTCTTTACCTAAGAATTTATCATACCTGCCATCAATAACTTCTTTAGATATTTCTTCTTGTGTTTTTACATCTGCTATTTTTATCTTACCTGTTTCTTTAATATCAGCCACTGCTCTATTTAACTGAGCAGACGCTTCAGCGCCTTCAGCTTTAGAAGCCCTAATAAAGTTTTTAAGTTCTTTCTTTCTTTCGGCTTGTTTTAAAGCAAAAGGAGCAACT